GAGTATATCCGAGAGCAAGATAAGTTAGTTTGATATGCGGAGAAACTTCGCAAGTTAGGAAATCTTAAAGGTAAGATTTCTCAAAAAGTATCTACCATTACCAAAGAGCATAAGTTTTTTACAGAGAATACGGTATGCCCCACATGCACTCAGTCTATCGAAGAGACCTTCAGAATAAATAGAATTAACGACGCTCAATCTAAAGCAAGGGAGTTGCAATCTGGTTACAAGGAACTAGAAGAGGCAATTAAAGAGGAAGAAGAGCGAGAGCGTCAATTCAATACTCTGTCGAAGGAGATTTCAAAACTAACGAATGGCATTTCTCAAAACAATATTAAGATTAATGGATTGCGGAGACAAATCCGAAATCTTGAATCAGAAATTCAAGTTCTTACCGAGAACCTTGCAAACCGAAATTCTGAACATGAGAAGTTAGAATCCTTCAGAGACAACTTAAAAACTACATACGACGACCTCGCTTCTAAAAAAGACACAATCAACTATTACGATTTTTCGTATAGTTTGCTCAAAGACGGTGGAGTAAAATCCAAAATCATTAAGAAGTATCTACCGCTGATAAATCAGCAAGTTAACCGTTATCTTCAGATGATGGATTTCTATATCAACTTCACACTTGATGAGGAGTTTAACGAAACCGTCCAGTCACCTATTCATGAAGATTTTTCTTATGCTTCTTTTAGTGAAGGAGAAAAAATGAGGATTGACCTTGCTCTACTCTTCACTTGGAGGGAAGTTGCAAGAATGAAGAACTCAGTAAATACAAATCTTCTAATTATGGATGAAGTGTTTGATAGTTCTCTTGACGGATTTGGAACAGAAGAGTTCCTTAAGATTATTCGTTATGTGATTAAAGACGCAAACATTTTTGTTATCTCTCATAAAACAGGTCTTGAGGACAGATTTGAAAGTGTCATAAAGTTTGAAAAAGTCAAAGGTTTTTCGCGTATGGTGGTCTGAACCACTTAAGAATCATGCAAGTTCCAAACTGGAAACACAATTCTGGGAAACCTCAGAAACGAAAACTTAAACCGCAAGCACTGAGGCAAGCAAAAGCACGACTAGCCCAGTTCAAAAAGCGTCACATGGGTCGTCCGAAGGGCGACCTTTCGTTGTATGATGGGTACATACGAAACAAATCAAATGGCAGTCCGTCACGAAATCAAATCTCAACTTGCCAAACTGCTTGCCACTGAAGACCTTGTGGTAGAGCACAAGAAAGTCCCTACTGCCTGCTTCAACGTTCATACTCGCGTTCTGACTCTTCCTCTGTGGGAAAGGGCAAGTGGTATCGTTTATGACCTTCTGGTGGGGCATGAGGTGGGTCACGCTCTCTTCACTCCCGATGAAGATTGGAGTGAGACTGCAAAAGTTCCTCAGCAGTTTGTGAATGTGGTTGAAGACGTTCGCATTGAGAAACTGATGAAGCGCAAATATGCTGGACTTGCAAAGACGTTTTATAATGGATATAAAGAACTGAACGAGGAAGATTTCTTCCAAGTTGCTGATGAAGATATTTCTACATTCAATCTTGCCGACCGCGCAAATCTTCACTTCAAGATTGGTAACTTCACTACTCTCGATTTCTCTCCAGAAGAGAAAGAAATCATTAATCTTATTGGTGCCTGTGAAAGTTTTGCAGATACTCTGATTGCTGCTGAAGAGCTTTATAGGTATTGTAAGAAAGAGAAGGAGCAGCAACAAAAAGTTGCTGATTTTGATTCGCACGAAACTCAAGGAAATTCGCAGTCTCCTGCAAGCGATTTTGTGGAGAGCAATGACTCCTCTTCTGAGCAAGAAGGTGAGAGTGATAACTCCTCTGAAAAAGAGTCTTCAGAATCCTATGGTGGCACTGCTCATGGTGATGAAACTCCTGTAAAGTCCTCTGGAGAAAAAGAAGAACCTGAAGTTCGCACCGCAGAATCTCTAGAGGATAAGATTCGTGATCTTGTGGGTAATGATGAATATGAAAATGTTTATATTGAGATCCCTCAAGTGAATCTTGAAACGGTGATTGGTAAGAATTCTGAAGTTCATAAAGATATTAATGACTCATTTTCTCATCAACAGAAACTTCATAACGAACACGCTAAAGATAAAGGATATAATCCTGTAAATCTTTACAAAGAATCTGATATTGAATTCAAGAATTTTAAATCTTCTGCTCAGAAGGAGGTTAATTATCTTGTTAAAGAGTTTGAGTGTCGTAAGGCAGCAGATCAGTATGCTCGTGCTTCAACTGCACGTACAGGTGTTCTTGATACTGCTCGTCTTCACACCTACAAGTATAATGAGGATCTCTTTAAGAAAGTCTCTGTGATTCCTGATGGTAAGAATCATGGTCTAGTTTTTGTTTTGGACTGGAGTGGTTCTATGTGTGATGTAATGCTTGATACTTGCAAGCAACTCTTCAATCTTGTTTGGTTCTGCAAAAAGGTTTCTATTCCTTTTGAGGTTTATGCCTTCACTAATGAATGGCGTCGTGGAGAGTATGATTATGAAAATGATCGTTATCTTGCTGCAGATCGCACTCCTCACTATAAAAAGAAAGACGGTCTTCTAGTTGTAGATGAGACATTTTCGATGATGAACATTCTTACCAGTAAAGTTTCTGGTAAAGAACTTGAAAATCAAATGCTCAATATTTGGCGTCTTGCTTATTGTTTTGGTAGGACTTATAGTTCTCCTTATACTTACTCTAATCGTCTTGCACTTTCTGGTACTCCTTTAAATGAAGCATTGATCACTCTTCATCAGATTCTTCCCAAGTTTCAGCGGGAGAACAAACTTCAGAAAGTTCAGTGTATCGTTTTGACTGACGGTGAAGCGAACCAACTTGTTCATCATAAAGAGGTTCAACGTCGCTGGGATAAAGAACCATACATTGGAACTGGATATATTAATCCAATGATCACTTTTCTCCGTGATCGTAAACTTGGAACTACTTACAGGGTTGGTTATGGATATCATGAATTCACTGATATTCTTCTTAGGAACCTGAAAGACAAGTTCTCTTCAACAAACTTTATCGGTATTCGTGTTCTTGAAAGTCGTAATGCAAGTCGATTTATTCAAATGTACCACTCTCATAACGATAAGCAGTATGATAAAATTCAGAGTGATTGGAAGAAACTGAAGAGTTTCACCATTACAAACTCTGGATATGATGCATACTTTGGAATGTCTGCAACTGCACTTTCTCAGGATACTGAGTTTGAGGTTGCAGAATGTGCAACTAAATCTCAAATCAAATCCGCTTTTGTCAAGTCTCTTAAGACCAAAAAACTAAATAAAAAAGTTCTTGGCGAATTCATTTCGTTGGTAGCATGAAAACAAAATTTCCTTTTGATCATATTATTAAATATGATCTCAAAGAAGTCTGGGTGAAATGTGGTAGTTCTATTACTGCTATGGGAATTGCTTCTTTGGTTAGTAAGTATTACCCTGGATATACTGCAAAAATTGCAACAAAAGAATACTTGAACCAGTGGCGTAACCAGTTGGCAAACTGACCACTGGGGTCCCGAGTGGACCCTTTTTTCGTCTATAATGACTATGTTGAAACAAAGCAAACGAATGGCACTCTCCTCCGACTACATCCGCACTTCTCTTCAGAACTTGTATGGGAATACCATTACAGGTGCTGATATTCGTGCCTGGTGTAATCTGAACGATGCTAACTATCAAACTGTAACTAAAAAACTTGATCAATTTAAAGTGGGTCGTGGTAAATGGAATCTTGAAGTGACTCAACAAAAAGTAGAAGAAATCGAACGTACTTTCCAAGCACCCTCTGTGGTTCCTCCTATCGAGCAAAATCTTATTCCTGATAAAGATGATACCTTTGTCAAGTTTGGTAATTTTGGTGACATTAAAAAAATTATTCAGTCCCGTATTTTTTATCCTGCGTTCATTACGGGTCTTTCGGGTAACGGTAAAACGTTCTCGGTGGAGCAAGCTTGTGCTCAACTCAAGCGCGAACTTATTCGTGTAAACATTACTATTGAAACTGATGAAGACGACCTGATTGGTGGTTTCCGTCTTGTGAATGGAGAGACTGTATGGCACAACGGTCCCGTGATTGAAGCACTTGAGCGTGGTGCCATCCTGCTGCTGGATGAGATTGACCTTGCCTCTAATAAAATCCTCTGCCTGCAATCTGTGCTTGAGGGTAAGGGTGTCTTCCTTAAGAAGATTGGTAAGTATGTCAAACCGACTGTTGGTTTCAACGTTATTGCTACAGCTAACACCAAGGGTAAGGGTTCTGATGACGGTCGCTTCATTGGCACCAACGTTCTCAATGAGGCATTCCTTGAGCGTTTCCCCGTGACTTTTGAGCAGGCATATCCTGCTCCTGCTACTGAGCAGAAGATCCTGGAAGGCGTTGCTCTGGACCTGCAGGTAGAGGATCGAGACTTCTGTAAGCGTTTGGTGGACTGGGCAGACATTATCCGCAAGACCTTCTACGATGGTGGTATTGAGGAAATTATCAGCACTCGTCGTTTGGTTCATATCATTCGTGCTTATAGTATTTTCCAAGATAAGGCAAAAGCAATTCAAGTTTGCGTGAATCGTTTTGACGACGAAACCAAGCAAGCATTCCTTGAACTGTATGATAAGGTTGATGCCGACTTTCAGATGCCTACTGAAGAGTCCATTGACACATACCAGTCTGTTTGATAGAATATATGAAGGTAAATGTGCCTTCTTTTTTGTTCTTTATTTTTTGAAATGCAATGACTTCCAGTTCAAACTCAAATGATATGATTCATTTTGGCACTGCAAAACCCGTACAAGATTTTTTGTATGGTGACACTACTTTTACATTTACTATGCCCGAAGATACAAACAAAAACGGATTTTGGAAATACAATGAAGATAAAATCCTGAAGCAACTTGAAGAGTATATTGCGAGTACTTATCGCCAGCATTATGTTGATCGAACTGGTGGCGGTAAAGAACAAACTCTCGATAAGATTAAACACAATCGCCGTGAAGGGTTTTGTGCAGGCAATGTAACCAAGTACATTGATCGATATGATACAAAAGGAACTCCTCGTGCCGATCTTTTTAAAGTTCTGCATTATACAATTCTTCTGATCAATCACCTTAACCTTATTGAGAATAAGTGATGAAACTCTCTGATAAAACTCTGACTCTTCTGAAGAACTTTTCTTCTATTAACCAGTCCATCCTCTTTAAGGAAGGAAACAATCTTCGCACGATTTCTGTAATGAAGAATATTCTTGCCGAAGCAACAATTGAAGAAGAACTTCCGAAGAATTTTGGAATCTATGATCTTAATCAATTTCTGAACGGACTTAATCTTCACCAGAATGCTGAACTTGATTTTCAGAACGATGGTTACGTTGTTATCAAAGAAGGTAAGTCACGTTCTAAGTACTTCTTTGCGGATCCCAATGTAATTGTTACTCCCCCAGAAAAGGATATTGTTCTGCCGAGTGAAGATGTTTGTTTCCTTCTTGATACCAAAGAACTTGATAAACTCCTTAAGGCTGCTGCTGTTTATCAACTTCCTGACCTGTCTGTGGTTGGTGAGGCAGGTGTTGTGAAACTAGTTGTTCGAGATAAGAAGAATGATACTTCTAATGACTTCTCGGTGATTGTTGGTGAGACTGATGAAACTTTCTCTTTC